ATTATTACGGAACATTTCCTTACTAATTGTATTTTCTCCGTGGTCTATACATACCATACATAGTGTTATATCTAAATCTTGTGCTCTATATTCTACATAATCCAATAAACCTGTGCCTTCACCCTGAGAAGTTTTTTGAAATCCCCCTGTCTGTCTAAAGTGTTTCACAGATAATACAGAGCATCCCTCGTGTATTTGTCTCTTATGCTGACAAGATATAGCAGACATCTTATAATTATGAAATGGATAAGAGAATAGCATACTCTGAGACCCAACAATTCCCATTTTATTCTTTTTAAGAACAGATATAGAATATCGGAGATAAGTCGGCATATAAATATCATCACTATCCATCATAGCAACAAACTTATTATTATTAAGTTTCTTAATACAATAATTTCTCTTCTCACCTATAGTTTTCCTATTTTTGGGGTCATAATAATAGATAAGTTTTATAGGGTGTAATCTTTGCTCTACAAGTTTTTTGTGTTCTTCATTTTCAAACATATCCTCCTCCCCATCTTGATATAACACCCAAGTCAGTTTTTCTTTAGGATAATCAAAACACATAAGATTACACATCATAAGAGGTAAGAAGTGTCTTCTTTTATAACAGGGAGTAATAATTGATAAGTTAGGTAAGTCATCATTAGAAAGAATGTCATTTCCTTTATAGTCATATTTATTCATATATATCTGTAGCGGATATTTTTTATCTCTTTGGAATATTTTAAAAAAATATTGATGATAACATAAAGACTATGCCTAAAGATGAAATGACCGCATCTGAGATTAGAAATCTCGTTAGACAACATAACGCTAAAGAAGAGATAAAGATTTCAGGGAAGAGTAAAGGTGCTATGATGGAAGAGTTAAAGAAACTTGGATACACTATAAACCATAGTGAGAAAAAGATTGTTCGTGGTAAGACAAGTTATTCTATTAGTGATGAAGGGAAAAGAAAACTACAGAAACGCACTAAAAAGAAGATGTTAAAGGAAGGTGGTGAAGCACCTGTTCTTACAAAAACAAAGAGCAAACCTAAATACCCCCCTATTAAACCTGCTCTTGAAAAACAAAAGAAGAAAAAGGAAGAGAAAATGAGGAAAAGAAAAGAACTTACACAATTGGATTAATTTTAAAAAAAACTTTATAAAATAATATCTGTATAAGATTATAAAATGAGTCTTCTTTTGAATGGTGATTGCTTGGAACAACTATCTAATGTTGATGACAACTCTGTAGATTTCATATTTTGCGACCTTCCCTATGGTCAGACATCGTGTAAGTGGGACACTATAATCCCTTGGGAACCCTTTTGGAAAGAAATAATGAGGGTAAAAAAGATAAATACCCCTGTCTTCTTTACAACTACAACTAAGTTTGGTGTTCAGTTAATCAATAGTGCTCCTAACAAATGTCCTTTTCGTTGGGATATGGTTTGGGTGAAGTCTGCTCCTGCTGGATTCTTATCTGCTAAAAAGATGCCTATGAGAAAGCACGAAATGGTATATTGTTTTTATGAGAAACTACCTTTCTATGATTTAAGTTCTCATAAACATAAGTTTATTAAGACAGAAACAACATCAGTTGTGAAAGAAGTTAAAAGCGAAAATAATTATCATAATCAGAAGGTTCATCATTACACCGATGAAAACGGGAAAAGACTAAAGGGAGATTGTCAAGGAAGTAAATATGACCCTCCTCTCCCTGTATCAGTTGTGAAAGAGGAAATATATGATAATGGAAATCGTAAAGGAGGTTTCGGTGGAGACCAGAAAGGTCTCGGGACTATTTATCAGGATCCTGCTTTAATATCATCGCAAGACGTTCATAAAAAGAATGGTTTAAAATCATTAGGTTATGACCCTCCCCTCCCTACATCTGTTGTGAAAGAAGAAGGTAGTATTAATAATTACAAAGCAAAGAGAATTATTTATACAGATGAGAATGGTAATAAAATAAAGGAAGGACAGAGTGGTCCCGACCAAACTAAATATGACCCTCCCCTCCCTACATCTGTTGTTAAAGAAGAAAAATATGACCCTAATGAAGGTGCTACTATGATTAATGGAACTCTTGGTGGTGCTTATGATAGTCGGTGGCAGAAAGGTCATCAAGGTAATAGTTATGACCCTCCCCTCCCTAATTCATTATTAGAGATTAAATCTACTCGTGGGAAACATTCTACAGAGAAACCTGTTGCTCTTATGGAATGGTTATTGAAATATTTTTCTAAGGAGGGAGATACTGTTCTTGACCCTACTATGGGAAGTGGTTCTACAGGGGTCGCCTGTAAGAATATGAAACGTAATTTTATTGGTATTGAGAAAGACCCTGAAATATATCAGGTTGCTGTGAATAGAATTGAAGATTAATCATAAATCGGTGATTTATATTTAAAAACTTATCACGAATATTATCTATAGTGATATAAAATGTATGAAGAAATCAAGCAAACTATCCTTAAAAACTATGAAAAGCGAGGAAAGATTATCTCCGAGAAATCTGTGGATAAATATCTCTTGGATATTAAGAAAATACAATCCTTACTTGGGGATAAAGGAGTCGTTGATGACCTCTCTTTTCTATATAATTTTAATGACGTTCGCTCCGTTATTGAGAATATGCGAGGGAGGAAGGTGGATACTGAAACTGGTGAAAAGGTTCCTGCTTCAGATAATACTAAACGAAACTATTTTCAATCTATAGTAAGTGTTCTTGAATATATGAAAGATGATACAGGAGCAATCGCATATTATCAAAAGGTCGTTAATGATTACAATAAGAAATATAAAGAAAAGGTTAATGAGGGAGGTAGTGTTCTTACACCTGAAAATGAAGAGAAGTTAATCTCTTATGAAGAACTCACCAATATTTATCATAGTGTTGGATTGAAGGTTAGAACTATTGTAGATAAACTTAAGAAAGATAGTAATACAATTACAGAAGAAGATATGAATAATTTTCAAATCTATACCCTCCTAAAACTTTATATGGAACACCCTGCGAGAAATGAGTTTGGAACTATACTATTCACTACTCCTTCAAGTAAGAAAATGGATAATGATAAGAATTATCTTGTGTATCATCCAAGAAATAAAGATATTAAACTTGTCATTAATGATTACAAAACAAAGGGTATTTATGATACAAGAGAAATACCCATCCCTGAAGTAGCAACACTCATTAGATATTGGAGAAGACTTATAAAGGTATTTATGGATAAAGAAAAAGTAAGTCTTGAATGGGACGGAATGCCTGTGTTCTATAGTAGGTTCTTTGATATTGAGGGAGATAAGAAATGGTATGAATCACCTATGACCTCTAATATGCTCTCAAAATATTTCGCAAGGTTCTTTCAAAAACAGATTGGTAAGAGTTTATCTACAACCTCTATCGCTAAAATTGTAATCTCTCATAGGAATAAGAAAGATAGTGATAATATGAAGAAGACCTCAAAAGATAGAGGAACTTCTGTAGGAACACTATCAGAGGTATATTCTCAGGTGCTCCCACAATAAAAATTTGATGTTGGATATAAGAACACTCATATACAACAAGTTAGAATAAAAATTTGATTCAAGCGTATATCCATCACTACCATAAAAAAAAAGTAAAGGAACTTACAGAACACCACTTACAGAGAAGATGTCCGTCACTATGTCTGCTGATGCTCACACTCAGATGATGAACCAAATCAACGCTCTTGGGCGTGAGGTTCGGGAACTCAAAAAAGAGAACAAGAAACTCAAAGAGCAAATAAAATCCTATTGGGAAGTTGATGATGAGTGTGGGGGTGTGAGTGGGAAGTTCCCCGACATAGCATCACATCTGCGTGAATGCTATGCGGACAAGGAACGTATGAGAAAACGATACGTCCAACGAAACAAGGAAGCAAATGAACTCCAAAAGAAGATTGATGATATGGAGAGTGAGGTGCTTGACGCTCAGGATTCCTATGCTCTCCAAAAACAAACAGAACAAGTCTATTATCACGGAGAACCCTTGAAGTGTATTGAGGACGGAGAACCTATCACTATATCCGATGTATTCCCCAACAAGTTCATCAAGGAACTCCAAAAGGAGAATATGGAACTCAGCAAGAAGAGTAATGCTAAGTCAGACATTATCCGCAATATGTTTGACTTCATCACAGAAGACCTTGAGGAAGTCCAAGAAGGTTTCACCATCAAACGTGATTGGGGGAACAAGTATATTGATGAGTGGAACAAGATTGTCACAGATGAGTTTAAGGAAGTAGTCAAGGATATTAACGAAAACCTTGATGATGAGATGGAGTGGAAGACAGATGGATATGAGTTCAGTCTTCACATTAGGGAAGAGAGTGATTCAGAAGATGAAGAAGAAGTAGAAGTAGTTCAGGACCTCAACGGCAAGAAACTCAGAGTTCCAAGTGAAGAAGAATTGAAGGTGTTGGGTGTGAGTAAGGAGGATTTCATTATGATTATGAAAAAGAGTGTATATGATAAGAGTGATTACGCTTAATCAAAATAAACAACAAAATTACCTGTCTTAATAACTGCCTTAGGAATAGAGTTTAGTTTCAGTCTCTCCTTCTTCTGTAATTCTTTTTTTACTCTTTTTGAGAGAACTATCTCAATCTTATAATCTAACTTGGGGTCATTATTCAGCATATTAATTGCTCTCCTACAAGAAGGTATATCTCCAAACTTCGCAATATATTCTGCTTCTTTAAGTAAGTCCTCAAAGGTTTCATAATTATAGGGTGTTAAGAAATAAGAGTTCTTACAATATGATATTATTTTTTTTGCTGTGAGCATTACATTATCCTTCTCTTTAATTGTGAGTATCTTTGACTGATTAGGTTTTGAAAGATATTCTATTAATTCATTCTTATCTTTAACAAAGAAATATTCATCTTCTTCATCAATCTCTTCTATTTCAAGGAGTTTATTAGCAAGTAGCACTTGTATTTCTTTTTTAGGGAGGTCAATAGAATTAGGTATGTCAATATTAAATTGCTGAATAATTTGTATGAGTTCTTTGCGAGAGTGCGATGTATGTATTTTCATTTTAATATATATTCTTAACAAATATTTATATATGTGAGAATAAACGCACTATGTCTCTTGAAATAGAACCTATGAGTATAGACCAATTGGCGGGAGCAGTTGTTCTTTTCTTAGGAGCAGTTGGTAGTCTATTATTAGTCGTGTGGCAATCACGCTGTCATTGTCGTGTAAATCTCTGTTATATATTTACCTGTGAGAGGAGACCACCTTCAGAAGAGGAAATGAAAACTATTAAAGAGAAAGCAAAAGAATTAAAGGATAAAAAAAAGGAGGAAAAGATACTTAAAGAGGAAGAGAAAGATATTGAAAGTTTAATTCCAAAATCTTCAAAAGAAGAAAATCCAAAAATGAAATTTGATATTGAGGAAAAAGATAATTTAATGTAAATATATCATTATGTATCCAACTGAAGAAGACCCCTATCTCACAGGAGCATCTAAATGTGAATATAGTGGAGGGTGGTATAAGGGACGCTGTAGTTGTGCTTCACATCGCAGAGATAGAGATTATGGTTATGAAAAAGAAGAATATATACCCTATACCTCTTTGTATCGTTTTCCTAAAAGTGATTCTTATGAAATCTTACAGATAGAACCACCATTAGAATATGAGAAAGTTAGAAGAGCATATCGCAAGTTGTCCTTACAATTTCATCCTGATAAGGGGGGTGATGCTGAAAAGTTTATTAAAATAAAAGAAGCGTATGATGATTTAATGCTCCTCATCTAAAGGTGCTTCAGGGAACTTCTTTATACCCTTCGCCATATCTTCACATCTTTGTTTCCAAAAACTTAATTGTTTTTCGTGGTCTCTATCTTTTTGTTCTAAAAGTCTATCATAAAACTTTTGGTCGTTTTGTTTTTTTTCTTCGCATTCTGCCTTGAGTTTATTATACTTCATTTGAAGATTATCTCTTTCGTCTTCTACATCTCGTAATGTATCTTTAGACACTATATTCTTACTATCCATTTGGTCTTGTAATTTTTCCATCTCAGCGTGAAAATCGTCTATAACACTATCATACATATGACGACTAACAAACTTATCTTTTCTTTTTTCAATTTCATCAAGGTCTCCAATTGCCCTATCATAAGTAGTCTTCCAATAGTGTAATGCTCTCATCAAGAGATAAGTTAATCCTTTCTTTTCAGGGTTAGTATTATTACGAATACTTTTTTGTAAATGAAACATTTGAACTGCTTTTTGAGATTTCCCATCAACAACCTTTCTCCTTGTATCAAATGGAGTAAGATTTAACAAAGGTATAATGAATTGTTCCATATCTTCCTCATTTTTAAGAAGTTTTTCCCATCTATTACTAATCGCATCAACACCATCAGAGTAATTCATATCGCTCTATTTTATTATATTAACAAATCTTTATATAGTTTTACTAATATATTAGATTTACTACTAAGTAGTAATATAATAATAACATTTTTGAGATATGTCAAACCCTTAGGGAAATTTCTGAAATACCCCATACCTTTTCAAAATGTTAAAAGACTGAATATTATATTAAGTTTAAATAGTCAATTATATTTGAGGGACTACCATTTGATTAATGACATCATTAATGTCTTTTTTAGTGGGTTGTGGGTTGTCAAGGGACTCTTCAAATGCTAATGCTTGTTTCTTGGGTTCATTTTGGAGAATAGTTGAGACAACATTCATATCAGCATTCACTTGCCTATCTATCTTATAAAGAACAGCACTATTGGGACTTACCCTACTATAGGAACCATCAGGGTCGCATATTTCAGTTCTTATATCTGTTAATGTGAATGGTTGTGTTATTGTGAATTGTAATTGAGAACCTGTAAGATTAAAGAAGTCCCCTGACTGACTAACCTTCTCCACTATCGCTACAACATTTAGAGGAATACTACTTTGCTTACTCCCATAATATCTTGCCTGACCTACTATATTACTTCTTATTGTATAATAGGGTCTTAAAGTTCTCGTGGGTATTTCTAATGCTCTAAGGGGTTGCCCTTTTACTTGTGTGATATTAACAGGAGGAGAATAAGTATGACACGCATTTCCCGTGAATACCTCAAATCTCGGTAATTGTGTGATAGGAGGGGTTAATCCATACACCTTAATATTAAACATATTCCTATTCAGTTCCTCAAAATCCGCATTACTTACATCAGCATTCGTAGTATTCAAATCCATTCCGTCTATTGAATCACCCCACCGAACACTATCTATTACTCTTGTTTGAGTGTTCCCTGAACCACTTGTCTGACTATATCTGAACCCCATTATACCCCATAATGAATCATTCCAATATTTCTCATTTATTCCCCAATCTACTATGAAATTACCACAAGTAGAGTCATAGATAGTTCCCTTCACAAAATTATTATTGATATAAACGAAAGGTTGTTTTGCTGTATAACAAGCATTATTCGTGGTAGTATATCTTGTGAAAAATGATGCGTTGTTCTCGCTTCTATAGGGTGTAATACAAGGACTATAATTTGTTTTAGAGGGTTGCTTATTTAATTTATAAACAAATGACTCAGCATTATCGTTTTCAGGCACAGCACCATCAGGATTAGTGAATACAATTGTCCCTGAAGCATCTGTATCAGTATAAACATCATCAGCAGTATATCCAGCATCATATATATTCCCTATCCTTTCACTCTGATGTAATCTTAATATCTGAAATCTATCACTTGCTTCATCAAACTCTATAGCAACATTAGGACTACCAACATATACCTTTTGTATCTTATCTGATAATGTTTTTACCTCAACTATTCCCCCATCATCATCTTCATTTACATAACGAGACTCCCCCATTCCGTTATAGGCAAAACCTCTTACTCCATTCATTCCATTCCACAATAAGATACAAGGACAACCATAAGCATTAAAATGATAATCCCAACCTATTCTTGTATCAGCAGGATAATAAGGATTTCCTCCTGAGGTATATCCTATATTATAGTGAGCACTACTTTTCAATCCAATATAATATTTTTTATTAAGAGCATCATAAGTCTTTACAGCGAAACCATAAACCGCTGATTCCCAATCGTGCCCTGTTGCTATTATTCCTTCAGGTTCATTTGAGGTAGAAGCATTAATGTCAAAAAAGAAAGGAATAGAACATAATGAAGCATTAGGACAAGCACCTCCTACAAGTTCAGCAATATAAGTTGCCCAATAACTACTCTTATTATCTGTTAAATCATACCCTAAAAACTTATGGTCTTTGTGTTGATTAATGTGTAAAAACCCTGACCTTCCTACTGGTGAGTGTGGTAATAAATATTGTGTATTATAGAGAGATAAATATTCAGACATATATTCTGTATCAAATAACTCAGGATAAGTATGCTGAGCATCTACTAACTTCTTCATATCACCTACTTTTTCCCAAGGAATACTTGTATAGATAAGACCTGAAGCATTCAAATTACTATTATTGAGATAATAGTCAAAGCGTATTTCATATCCGTGTGAAGAAGCACTCATTCCTCTTCCTAATTCATATAAGTCAGGTCTTTTCACACCTATAGTATCGTGTGCCTCTATATAATGAAATATCTCACTATCTCCTGAGGCATTTGTTATTTCATTAAACCCATCACAATTAAAAACATCATAAATACCTTGAGTAGCACAAGTATATAATTTATTTACCTGATTTTCAGCATACGTAGTTATTTCTACTCCTTGAAAGTTCTGTGTTTTTATACTTTCTGTTCTTAACATATCCTCAGTTATTTTACTCGCTATATCTATATTGCTATTGTATCCACCACTTACAGAACAATTCACCTTATTCCTAACACGAACATATTCTCTTGTTGCTATATCTCTCCAATAAGGATTACCATAATGGTCATCATAAGTTAATCCATATTGATAAGAAGCATTACTAATATATGATGAACTATCATCAGGATTCCAAGGGATTGCCTTAAGACAATTATCTCTCAAACTAACATATTCAGGATCTTGTGTGGTATCATCTAAATAATTATTTAATGGATATAAATGAATACAATTCCTTAACTGAAATAATGTAAAACGAGCATTATCGTGTCTTACTGCTATATTTGAAGAAGCATTCTTAAAACCTACTCCTAATGATGTAGTTGTAGGTTCAGGAACATAAACTCTCACATCAGCAAGACTATATTGTTTCCCATTTGGTTTCCTTGTGAGATTTCCGTGTGAAGCATTTCCAAAAGTTCTACTTGCTGAACCAGTCCAAGACTGGTCTAATCCTATAATAGGATTTGGAATATTCCACATATCTATTTGATGACCAGCGTCATTTGTATATTCTTGTCCGTATCTATAAGGTAATGTGATATAGTATTCTCCATTAGCATTCTTATATGGACTCATAACCATATTTATTTCATCATCTCTGTAATAGATAGATTCATTAACATCTACTCTCCTTGTAAGAGGAAATCCATTCACAAGACTATTAAACTCCACTAATGATGCTGAGTTCGCAGGACTTCCATCAAACTTATCATTATTAATAACATTATAAGAAAGTATCTGTGAAGCATTTTTCCTATCCAATTCAACACCTTTAATCTGTATATCACTACCTTCAGCACCTAACTCACTAATATATGCTGAATGAACACTAACTACATCTCCAGTATTCAATCTTAATCCATCATTTACCTTATTGGTAAAAACAGCATTATTAGTAATGTTTCCTGAATTAACCTCTATAGAGGACAACCTATTTGCCTCTAAGATAAAAGTATTAGTGAATCCCTGATTACTCATTTATATTATGAGTTATATTAAAATTATAATGGATAAAAAGAAAAAGTTAATTACATAGTTTATCATTTAAGCATACTGAATCTCAAGAACACCATTACGCAACTGCGCCATTCTCACAAGTTCAATATAGAACCTAAGAGTGTATGAACCTGCCGTAAGAGTATTATAATCCACATATGCTTCAATACCTCTGCTATTCACACGCTCATTACGATTAAGTCTGTTCGCAATATAAAAGAACTTATTAGTAAGAGCAGTTTCATTAGCATAATTTTCAAAAGCACCTGATAGAACAAGACCTTCTCCAGCATACTCCTGTCTCACAACAAACGGAACCTTACCCTCAGTCTGAACTATATTGTGGAAATGACGTGCTGAATTATTCACATCAACAGGGAATAAGAAGTGGTCGTTATATCTCAAATTATATGTTAGAGAACCATTAGAAGATGTAATATCTTCAAGAGTTAAATTTGGTGCTGGTCCTGTGGAGTTAAAGTTCGCAAGAGGAGAAACATCTCCACTATCAGTATCAAGAGTAAGCATCTGAACAACCTTATTACATATCCTTCCAGCACCACCAATATTGAGGATAAGATTACGACCTGAAACCTCTGTAATAGTTCTCTTCGCCAGTCTGTAATCAACATAAGCAAACTGAAGTGCCTGATTCTGTCTCGCATATGCTTCCATCATTTCCTGCGGATAATAGATATAATCCGCAATCATCTGTGTTTTAGTCTGTATAATATCAACATTAAAGTCATAGGTAGTGTTTGCCTCAGCACATACACGATTAGAAGCATTCCTATTAGTCCAAAAGAGTTCAAGACTTACAGGTTCCTTCATCATATATAATGGAAGTTGAGAGGTCTTAAGGAAAGGAAACAAATCACTAAGATTAATCTGGAATTGAGGATTATATCCAACCATCTGAAATGGATTAAGAGCATAGTTTCCAAACTGCTCAGGATTAGCAAACTCAGTATCACCACTAAAACAATCCAACTCCCTATCAACCTGTAATCCCTTATAGAGTGCTGAAGCATTCTGCTGACCAAGTAGAGAAGCATTCAAAGAGTCAGGGTCGTTTCCTGTCTTACAAGCATTCATAAAAAAGGGTTGGTGATTCATTACACGTGCCGTAGTGTATGCCTCACGCTCCTTATTATGTTCTCCACTAATAAATAAACTCTGATATGCTGAAAAGTGAGCAAAGTCCTCAACCTCACATAAAGTCTTTGTTCCTGCCTTAAGAACTGCTCTATCAATTAAACTATGAACACCAACATTCGCAGGGAAAAAAGCACGAGTAGATGATGCGGATGTAATAGAAGCACTAATACTAATCTTAGAGTTTGAATGAAGAATACCCTTATTCTGTAATTGGAAGCGACAGAATGTCTGATTAAATACTACACTATCCAAAATATCAGTCTCAATATCAATCGCAGTATTATCAGGAATAGTTCCCACCCTTAAAAGATTAGGGACATTAGAAGGAGCGGGAGTTGGTGCCGAAGTATAGGAAGTGTCAGGTGTCGCATCGGCGGTCATAGTATCAACTTGCGTAGAAGAATCCATATTTTATACTATATGGAATATAAAAGAGAAATATAAAAAATTATAAAAAAATCACTATTAATTGATGACTTGGATTCCGTTAGGAGAAGAAACAACAACGTTCTTACAATGAGCAAATAAGAAAACGCCCTGTGGAGAATCTGTAGTAATATTACTAATCATTTGAAGTCCAAAGGGAACGTCCTTAAAAGATACACCCTCCCCTGAGATTTGGTCGTAATTCACACCAACACCAAACTTAGAACCACCATCAACAATCCTCTTCGCATATAGATACAGACTGCCTCCCGAACCATATTCCTCATAATAGTTATTGAATGGAGAGACATTAGTCCTCTCAATCTTAGTGAATCCCATAACAGCATTCATATAGTTCCTGACAAGTTGAGGGTCTATAGTTTGATTAAGAGCAGTATCCTTCTGTAAAGTATCAAGGTTATATTCAAGAGGGAAACGCTCACCACCACGAGTAAAGATTAACTGAGAAACTACAGCACGAGTTCCATCACTATTCGTTGGTGGGAGAGTAGCAGTTCCATCATAGAGCAAGTTATTAATATGGGAAGCAGGAACAAAGTTCATAAAAACACCCATACACTTACTCACACCAAGAGGGAAGTTGAGGACACCATTACGAGAATTAATAGTGTTATACTGCGAAACAATAGAATTGTATTCAAAGACATTCTGAGTCTGCTTCATAATCTGCGACAACTGGTCAGGAGCAGGTGTAATAACCTCACAAATAAGTTTCAAATCACTAAGTTCATAATAACACCCAGCAATAGCGGTAGTAGTATTTCCTGCTGAAAAGAACACATTAGAATCAGGGGAAAGGTGGATACTAATATCAAGACCACCAACACCCCACGCTCCTGATAGAGGAATAGGTTGCGTTCCATTAAGGAGACCACACACAAGAGGACAGCAGAAAGAGTTCTTAGTAGTCAGTCCTGTTGGGTTCTCAATAACCCCTCTCTGTTGAGAAGCAAAGTTCATATCTATTAGTGCTGTTTCATTCAAATGACTAATACCATCTTGAAGAGAACTTGTGACGCCAAGGTAAGAACTCATCATTCTTGGATAGTGGCGGATAGTTTCTATAGACTGAGCAGTCTTTTGAGAACTAATGTGAAGTTCATTAAAACAAGCATAAATACCTAACTGCTCATTCATACGCAGACCAGTTGCCGAGGTGGAAATAGCACCATCAGAACTATATGCGGTAAATTTACCACATAGTCGTAGCGACTGACCTATCAAATATCTCTCCTGTTC